GATGTGGATTACAATACATTCGCAGGTACTCGACTGCACCCTTACAAGCAATTAGTAATTCGTTTATTTTGCTCATGTTATATCCTCCTAAAATCCCATTTGTTTTTCAATCGCTTTAAATTCCTCAGAATCCGTGATGCCATTAAACACATCTTCGCGGCTCAGGTTTTTGTATAGCCCGCCTATCCACGTATCGCGCGCTGCCGCATCCATCTTGCGTCCCAAAAGCCCGCGGTACAGTTCGTCTACAAATTCCTCTGTCGCCTCACGCTTCAAAAGTTCTTCATTGCTGAAGCATATTCCATAAGCAGCTTCTTTTGGTGTGACAGCTCGTGTCATAAGCGCGTTCACCCAATCCGAATACCCCTGCCTGTCGGGAGTTCTGTCCAGTACATTTACATACATTCTGTTTACAAAATTTCTGACCTGAAAATCATCTGGCATGGCCTGTTCCTCCTTTGCTAAAATTGCATTTCGTATTTCATCGAGCGGGTAATTCCTGCCCGGGCAGTCCGTATCGCCCACTTCCCTGTGTCCCTTTATATTGGTTATCCCATAGTATTCCGCTACATCACGCGCAAAGCGTATGATTGCGTTTTTCTGCGCTTCCGGCATGGTACGCCTGTTAAAGTTGCCATTTGCAACAATCTGAAAGGCGATAGGGTTAAGTCCCAACGAGCTGAGCGTTCCGCCGCCCTGGTATTCCAAACCACGCCCCCAATAGATCGTACCGTCCAAATCGACGTAGGCATTATACGCAATCCCGTTGTAGTTGCTCTTTTTATCGTTGTTGTGCATATCGTGAATCGCCTGCACCGTCATTTCTCCCCCTACATAGTGCAGGATAATCATTGTCGTTTGTTCTCTCTTTGTAAGCGGCCTCTTGAATTTGAGTCCCGCATCTTTCACATAACTAAAATCTGGCATTCTTTAAAACTCCTTTCCATTTAAAAAGACGCTTCTTGCGCCTTATTTGTTGTTATTGATATGGTCTGTGATCCTATGGTGTGCTTGCTTTGCGCTTTCCTCAACCGCTGTGATCCGCTCGCCATGTTCTTGGATAACGTCGACACGCTCCGCAACTTCCTCTAAACGAGCAATCCTGTCCGAATGCGCATTTACGTCACCCTTTATCTCGGCGATTGCCGCCTGAGTCCCAACAACGCCCTCTTGGATATTATCAAGCTGCTGCTTTACCGCGCCTTTCCACTCGCTGTCATTCGCTATTTTCTTATCCCGTCCGGACAACCATCCCGCAAGGCCGACAAACCCGCCAAGTATCGCGATCAGTAACGTAATCTCTATCTGCATCACTTTCCCTCCAAAGCCTCAATCCTCTTTTCCAGTTCGTCCATTCGCCCTTTCAATACTTCATTTTCCTGCATAAGCGATTGCGCCACGGAAATAATGGGGGCTATAAACTCTTCATACCGCAGACCGTACACATACTCTCCCTCGATAACCTTATCCCGATAGACAGGTGCACCGTCTTTAGTCGTTCCCACTTGCTCCCGTTCTACCTTCGGAGATTTGATAAAGCCCGCAAACTCCATGTCCGATATGCCGCATTCCCGCATGGCTTCTTCCACTTCCTGTGCGATCAAGCCGTAGTGTGTCCTCCCGCTCGTGCCGTCAATCAGTTTATACAAGCATGGCTTCAACGCCATAATAAACGGACGGGCCTGTTCCTCTGTCATAAGGACAATATCTTTTTTATCTTTCAGGTCTGAAGTCGAGATCGTGGCGTTAGTAGAATAAATCTGACCCCACCTAAAGTTGCCCGTGCCTAATTGAGTTGTCGAATTTGGTAAGAGCGACCAGGCATTCTCTGATACACCAAAAAATAAGTATTTATTGTGCCCGGTTGGTGTGGCGATATAAAAAGAGCTAGCGTCATTTGCGTACACCCCCCACCCGGTGCCCCAAGATACTCTTTCACCATCCGGCAGCCTTATTCCAGTATTAGCCGTAATCTGGCCTGAAAATGTAGGGTTTGACGCCGACGCCTTGCTGTCGACTTCTGCTTTTGTGGCATAATACTCCGGCAGCTGCCCGCCCAGCTTTTCTGCATTCACGCCGTTGTTATTTGCTCCCATCTCGTCGATCAGATCGTTAAATTTTCCAAGCGCAATCATATTCTTAGGAACATTGTCGATTCGCGCCTTTACAAACTCCGCTTGCCCTTCAATCTGGTCAGGCAGACTGGAAACATCCTTACCTACAAAATCGCTTTCTTTAAATTTCAAGTCCTGTATTGCCATCACTTTCTCCTTCCATAACAAAAGGGACGGTTTCCCGCCCCTCAGCTTCTTTTGTACCGTGCCCGGATACCAGCCTTAATCTTTTGTTTCATCTCGCTTGTGTACAGCGGGCTTTCGTCTATCCCCGCAAGCTCTTTTTGTAGCGTTTCCTCCCGTATTTTGTCGCCAATCATGAGCGGTGCGAGGATGTCCGGTATCTTTGTGTTGGGTGTTGCCTTCGCTGTCTTCTTTGGCGTAAGCAGGCTCCAATCAAGATCAGGCAATGTTTTAACCTGTGACAGTTCAAACGCCGCCTTTTCCGCCTTCTTTGCCGCCGCAGAACCGGATGACCTGCCACTTCCCGACCTCCTGCGCCCAGAGCCACCGGACGAACCTCCCGTTTGCGTCCCATCCGCGTCTTTACCGCGCGATACCTTTACATACCCATACAACGCTTCTTTCTGCTCGTCGCCCAGGTTAAGCCCGTTCACGTACTCCCATATCTGGTCGTTTCGTTCGCCCTTGGAACCTACTGTCGAATATCCGTAACGGTACGCCTTCACATAGGTTTTGTTGTCAATGCCGTAGTCCTCATTTGCGACAAGCATTTTCTTTTTGCCGCTGTCGCTCATCAAAAGCCCTTCCACAAGCCCGTCCACCTGCTCGTCGCTGAATCCAAGGCCTTCAATATATGCAAGCTTGTCCTTCTTTCCTTCGAGCCTGTCACTGACGTAAGCGTAATCCTCTATTGATACGCCCATTTTGTTGATCTTCTCGAGCGTCTCTGTTTTGTAATTCGGGATGTCATAGCCTGCGGCTTCCGGGATTACTGCCTGGGATATGTTTTTGGTTTTACTATTGATATCGCCCCATGTTACATTGCCGTCACGGACTGATTTATTAATGCCAAAGTCCTCATAGTATTTTTGTCTTTTTTGTTCATCCGATACGGCGCTATCAATCACATCTTTTTTTCTGAGGGAGCCGCTGTTTTCAATCGTATTGCCGTCAGCTCCCCTATCGTTCTCAACGCCGGACGTTAATGACTTTAGCATAATATACTCGGCTGTATTGCCGCTGTCCTTTGCCGCGATTATCCATTCGTCCGGTTCATAGTCTACACCCTTTCCTTTCAAGAAAACTTGCTTTGCTGTGCTACCCGAGTATTCGTTTGTCAGCTTTGCAAGCGCAGCCTTTTCGTTATCTGATAGCCCCTTATACAGCCTTGTCCCTATCATCTCCCCAAATACATTTGCCGTACTCTGCCCCATTGTCTTTTGATATTTCGTTCTCTCTGCGGGCGACATGTCATATTTTTCGTCTTGATACTTTATGTAATATGGCGCAACGCTGGGAAAGACCGTTTTATCGCCTGTCTGCTGGTAAAGCCTCCACACCTCGTCCGCAGCAGGCAGCTTATTTTGTGCTGCGACATTCGCCGGATTGACCATAACATTGAATACATTGTTGTCCCCGCCATACCGCTGCACTTCACGCCCATAAACATCAACTGTCGGTTCCAAACTCTGAGATAACCCAGGGATACGCGTAATAGCCTTATTCATTCCCGTTTGAAGAACATTATTATATGCGTAAGTAGTCCTTTGTACCGGATCGGTAAGCTGTGCAATTTGGTTGGAAATCGACGGGATATATTGCCCGATCACAGAAAGCCCCGAATTGATCAAAGCCTGCATCAGGTTGTCCTCTTTGAAGAAGTCCTGAATTCCCCTCAGGAATGATTGTTCAAACAGTACGCCGCCGCCGGTTTGCAACGCGTTCAGTATAGCGTTCACGCCACTGCCCAAAGCGTCCATGCCAAAATTACCGGTATCGCCATTTTTTATATTGTTCACAATGTCTGCCGCAATCGCAAATTGTGGGCCAACCGGGGCAGCCCAGTCATACGTATACGATTTTCCTCCTATAACAACACTGTACGGCTGGATGCCAAGGACGTTCCGGGCAAAATTCGCAGCATCCTTATCATCGTCGCCGGCGCCGGAAATAATACCCTCACTTGCAAGGAAAGCGCCCAGCAATATTACCAATGTACCCGCCACGCCTTTGCCGATGTTGTTTACCAGCTTACGTTGCATCTGCGGTGTAGCCGTGCCGTTATTTACGGCCCGATTAAACTTCGCCGCATCTGCCGTTATAGATTTCACCAGTCCCACGGGAGAAAACTCTACGAGTGCCTTTGTCAGGTTTGCGGGCGTCTTGGCAAACGGAATTACGATGTTTCCAAATCCAAAATCCTTACCAAAATTCATTCCGCGGCGGACTCCCTCAACAAACTTTGTATACCCGTTGTTATCCTGATAGGTGTTTTCCAAAGCGTCCTGTGTAGCAATCTCTATCATGTCTGCCGAAGGCTCGGTAACGTTCGCGAGCTTCATCTGGTTGTTTAAGCTGTTCACAAAATATGCTTCGTAAAAAGGCCTGTCTCCCATTTCCAGAACAAATGAAGTCAACCTGTCTGTTGCCGCTGCCGCTTTCGTCAGAGCCTTGCCAGCTTTGGTTTTTGCATATTCCGGGTTAAACGCAGGCGCCTCGCCGATCTCAAACCTGTTACCCTCCCGGTTCAAGGTGTTAATTCCGCGCCTGAAATCGTTATAGCTTTCATAGGCGCCTTTTTTAAATCCCCGTCCATAATCTAAAATATTTGGAACGCCTGTTGTCCTGACGCCTGTTTTTTTCGATATGGCGCGGTCGATTGGTGCAGCCACAAAATCGGCGATAATGCGTTCTGGCATCATAAGCGCATTTCCTAAAATATTCCTGACGTTGGTTTTGGGATTCAAAAGTAAAGAAATGCGCTGCAACGCCCGAAATTTTGATGCAGTAGAAGACGGCAGTTTATTCTGTATGAGAGCGCTTATTTCAGCCAGTAAAATATTTTTATCCCTTCCTTCCGGCAAATTCGAAGCTTTTAATACATTGTCTGTGATCATCTGCACTTCATCATCGGTTAAGGTAAACCGGGAAGAATTGTTCTCCAGCCAATTTTTACTTTTTCTCTCTTTCAACACTTCAAAGGCGTCATCCAGTTCTGCCTGTGCAAATTTAACCATTCCCTCCGGCGTCATGCGCGACAGAATTGAGAATGCCTGTACTGTTTGCCCTGCCTGAGTGCCCATTTTTCGTAATTTCCGCGCAACAGAGATCATGCTGCCATAATCTCCTGCATCTTGATACTGTTTTAAGAGGATAAAGCCTTCTGCCACGTCCTCCGCCGTTACCTTTTTGCTTTCGTTTGTCAGCCACCTGACGACTTCTTCCCTGTTTCCCTCTTTCAATTTCCTGTAGGCCGTGTCCAGCGTGTCTTCGTTTGCGATGCCTTCATAATATTTCACATCAGAATCGCTATTGATCAGCTCTTTTATATCTCCCTCTAAATATGGCGAATTTTCTACACTGCCGGCAAATTTCGATTTTCTCCCGTCTGCTTGCTTTTCTTCTGTCAATGGGATTACAGGCGTTGTGTCAGCCGCATCCTTTGTCAAATTGGCAATATCCAACGGATTCTCCCCTTTGATGCTGTATTTCCTGTTTACATCGTCGCCCGATTGAGGTATAATATTATCAAATGAACCAGTACCACTTCTCGTTTCGGACGTAATGGGAGAAGCTTCGGCACTTTCCGCTGTGGGATGGTTCTTTTTGTTTTCCCATCCATACATTGTTTGCAGTGCCATTTCTTTCCTTTTATCCGAAATATATTCCACTGCCACCTTCTTTCCATCAACATCTTTTTCAAAAACAAGAGCCGGCTTTCCATTCTTTGCATTTCGGCTTACCGCTACGGAATCATAAGCGGATATTATTTCCGGTAATCTTCCAATTAACTCGGGCGTAATAGCTATTTGGCCGCGAGATTGTTCGGCATCCACGTTCGCATGGCGATTTTCAAAATCACTTCTGAGAATCACATTGTAATTACCGACATCTATTCCCGTATCTTCGAAAATTCGATCAGCAAGTGCTTCTCCTACTTTTCCAATATATAGTCTCTTATATTCTTCTGACCGATTCACAATATAGTCGTTTACAAAATCAACTATATCCTGTTCCCTGTTGGCGAATAGAATACTTTTACTATTGGCGCGTTGCTGGATTTCATTATTTGTGTACTCCTCCAATCCAAATTCATTCAGCGCATACGCCGGCGCCGCCTCCGCCTGCACATTCTCCCGCGTAGAAAGCGCTCTCTCAAACAGCTTCTGCGCCCGCTGAAGCTCCTGGTATTCCCGGATGTTTGCCAGCGTAGCTGAATCCCCTTTGAAAAACGCTCGTATCTTGCGGATCGCGGTTTTAATGGAATCGTAAATACTCTGCGCCATACTCCGGTTTCCCGTTACCAGCGCGTCAATGTCCGTCTCGCTTTTGTAAAGCTGGCGGGTATAGTCGGCCACGATCTCTGCCGCAGCGTCCGCGTCAGAAAGGTCTATTCCGCGTGAAATATATTGCTCCTGCTTTGCCTCAACGGCCTGCGCGAGCGCCGCGCTGTCTCCCGCAAAGAGCTTTTCCATAACATAATCACTGTATTTCGCATAGTTCGGGCTTCCTTCTGCCGCGTGCGCCAGCTCGTGTGCCGTCACGCCGCCGATCACTTCCGCGCGCGTAGAATCCGGCGCAAAATGGATCGTGTTTGTAGTGCGGTCGTAAAACGCCTCCGCTCCTGGTTGCATGTCCTCCACCACAGCCTTTATGCCACGCCCCTGCGTCAGCTTGTCAAGAAACACCTGGTTCGCCGTCCTTTCAACGTGCCGCGCATCATATTTTTCGTTTAGCCTTGCACGCACCTCCGGTGCAATGTATTTGTTCAGGCTCTGTGCTGATGAGTGTACTTTCCCTGTGATATCGTCTACATTAACACTGGAATATCCTTGCTTGCCGGTTTCAGCGACGACATATTGACTTCCCTCGCGGGCGATTACGATTCCCTCGTTCCCGTTTGCCAAAGTCACCGTATCGTTTGGATTAAAGGCGCGGCGTATCCCGGCATTTTCCATGATAGCCTTCGCTTTTGCTTCCGCGTCGATAGCTGCCTGATTTGCATTTGCAAGTGAACCAACCTCAAAATCAGATGCCTTCTTACCCATCGCTTCCCGGTTCTGCAACCTCTGTGCCTGACCGAAAGATGCAGAATCCGGCGAGCTCTCAAGGCCACTCTCGATAAGCCCTTGTAATCCTTCGCTGTTATTGAGCGTTTTCCCGACATTTTTTGTTTGCGCTACATTGGCCACATCCGCAGGTAAATTCATCGCCTCCGCAGATAATGCGCCTAAGAACGCGGCATACAATTTATCCTCAGAAAGTGGATCAAGCTTGTTTTGTTCACCAAAAGCTGCATTTCTTAAAATCGGATCGAGCAAAGCCTGCAGGTATTCTTCTGCGCCTTCGGAGCCCATATGCGCCAAGGATTCCAGGCCTTTTTGCGCGATTGGATTTTTAACAGCTTTTCCCATTGCGTTCGCTGCCGATTTCGCAAGATTCGTATTACCTCCAAGCGCCTTGACTCCCCCCAAAACCTTTTGCATCAGTACTTCTGAAAGCGCTGATGGAATAGCATATGCAACAGCCTGATCGGTTGGTTTTCCTTCCTGCTTTGCTTGACGATAGCTATTCCCAAAAGAAGAAACGCCCAGAGTAGCTGCAGAAAGTGCTTGTCCTCCCGGAAACAGCGAGGCCATAAGCGCGGGCGTCATATTCCCAACGTTATTTGTCAGGTCTGATACTACCGCCCTTGCCCCGGTATACCCTTCCCGTAATTTCTCACGCGTGATCTGTCCTGAGGTCGAATCATGCGGTTTTTCATTCCCGCCAAGTAAGCTTGCCGTTTGCTGGATACCCTGAACGCCGCTTTCGACGCCGCTGCCATAATCGATAATGGTTCCGGCAATCGCTTTGATTGCCTCATTATCAAGATCGTTGTATTTATCAAGCCGGTTCCCGGCAACCCTTTCCTGTATGCTCTGGTTGATCCTTTCCTTATATTTGTCTGCTTCTTCCATACCATGCAACGCATACACAGCGTAATATGTTTTCAGCTCGTCGTCAGTCATTTGTGATGATACTTGCAGCGACGGATCGTCATTACCCTTCTCCCGTTCCTGACGCTCAAGGTCAAGTTCGTTGGTCAGGGACCTCCACATGCCGCGTGTGCCATTTTTGGTATCACTTATTTCCTGCTCTTTTCCCTGCTTAGCCAATAAATCCAAATCGCTTCTTTTCAGAATAGATTGATAATCCGTATCCGAAAGTTCTTTGTTGGAGGTGCGATTCGTCGACAGGTTTCCATTTTTCTTTATTTCCGCCTTCCCCGGCTCCTGTTTCTTTGGAATAAGCAAATCAAACATTCCATTTTGGCTTTTCGCCGCAGCATTTTGCTCCGGCATAAACGACTTTGGCAGGCCGCTTTTTCCAAACTTCTGCTCCTTTGCCTGCTGCGTCCACTGGTATAGCTGCATTCCCGCCCTGCGCATCTTTTCTTCCTTGCTGAGCCGCTCGGTATATGAGGGCGCACTTACCCTGTTTGCCTTGCTCGCGGTTTTCCCGGAAACGCCGCCGCGCATGGAGCTGTCTGTTTTCCGGTTTCTGTTTGCGGCCTGCTCACGCTGCCTCGAGTTTTCCGCAAGACGCTTGCGCGCTTCCTCCTGCCTGCGCCGGGCTTCTTCTTGCTTCCTTCTTGCTTCGGCGCGTCTTCGTTCCGCTTCCCGTCTTCTCCTGAGCTCTTCCTGACGGCGGCGGTTCGCTTCCTGCTGCGCGCTCGAAACGCTTCTTGTATTCAGTTTATTTGTACTGTTCCTCACATTTGGCATCCTGTTTTCTCCTGCTTACCGCCCAAGCCAACCAAGCCCCGGCGTTGCCATACCCGCAGCCATATTTTTCCCTGCTTTACTGCTACTACTGCGAGAGCCGTTAACGCCTGTAGGCCCGCGCCAATAATTCGGATCATAATCCGCATAAGGGTTCTTTTTCGTCGTGTTGCCGCTGCCTTTTCTGGAGCCGCCTCCACCACCGCCGGAGCTACGGCTTGCCGCCGCCTGCCGTGCCGCTTCTTCCGCCTGCTGCTTTTCCCATTCAAAGCGCTCGCGCTCAAGCCGTGCAGCTTCCTCTGCCTGCGCTGCCTGGTATGCAAACTGCGCCTGTTGATACGCCTCGTTCCTGCGCGTCTGCTGCAGCTCTGCAAGCATATTTGCGTATTTGCTGCCAAGCTCCGCCTTGTTCGTCGCGTATGTCGTATCGAGTGCGGACTGGTCCTGCGAAAACCGGTTGTTTGCGGCGTTCCTCGTATTCTGGTAATTGCGCAGGATAGAAGAAACAGCCGTTTCCGTTGCCCCGCCTTTCAATCCCTGCGCCGCGAGCAGCCCCGGCATATCGCGCTCCGCCTGCCTGCGGGTTATATATGCCTGCTGCAGGTTCTGGTCCCTCGTATTCGTCAGGTTTTTAATGCCCTCCGCACGCTGCGTGTCAAGCGCGCCCTGTTCCTTTGCCTGCGCGTCGCTTAAATATTTCTCCTGCTCGCCGTACCCTCCGGCGAGTTCATTCCATTTTTGCTCATAAATTGCGTTCCAATCGACCGCCATATATTTATCCTCCTACCGCTTAATATACTTCTGTTTTTGGTACGCTACCTGTATCTGGAAGATACCAAAGCTCTGGTTTACCACATTGTTATCGATGATCGTCTGCAGCATCCTTACCTTTTTTTCCTTCCTGCGAACAGGCACAAACGACGGGTTTTCCAGAGAGCCAAAATTGATATCGTTGAAATCCACCATTCCAAAATCAAATACCGTGCTCATGGAAAACGCCTTGACCGCTTTTTTCACATCCGTCACAAACCAGATATCCCCGGACGACGCCGCAAACCGCATCGGCAAGGTGCCCGTTCCCTGCTTGAGTACCGTTTTATACATCGAAGCGTCTGACAGGTCGTCCATTTTGGTCGCCCACGCAGCATAAATCGGCGCGCCGCTATCGCTGTACGCCTGCATTCCGTCCTCTGTTTCGGTTTTCAGCCTGTATAGCTTCCCGTCCTTTGAACCGACATACAAAATACCACCGTCCGTCCGCACACAGGCCGCCGGGATATCCGTCCAGTAATACCACTCGTAACCAAACGACTTGGATGGATTTGTGTTTTTTTGCTTGGAATCCGCCACATACACATGCCCGTTTACAAAAAGGTAATAGAAGCCATTCAGTACGCAGGCTACGGATTCCTCAAGCCCCGGCTCCTTTGTCAGCTGCGCGTTTACATAATAGCTGCGCAGCTGCGTCGTTTTCTGCTGTGTGGCATATGACGTATCCAGTCCAAACACACCGCCGGGCGTCAAAAAAAGATTATCGTCATTGAGCGTACCAAAGCAGTACATCGATGCCGCCCCAACGCCCGCCAGCCCCTGCCGCGTAATAAATTTAGCCTGGTTCTTGTCGTCCAGCGAAGCTGACCGCATGAAAATTGACGCATCCTGGTCGTTTGGCTTCTTTATGATCACAAGATCGTCGTATTGCTTCAAATATCCCATGATCGCCCCTGTTTCAGAACCCACAACGCTGTAACCAATGTCCGGGAAATAATCGGCCCTGCCGCTCCATGAATACCAGTCGTAGTTCCGGTATCCGGGATTGCCGGACACAAAAATCCGGTGGTCGTTGCCAATCCCGTATAAAACATTGATCGTGCACTGCTTAATCCGGTCAGCGTAGCCCGCCACATTCTTTGAAAATGTGATTTTTACATTGTCGTCTCCCGTTACTGGGCTTTTGCCCGGCGCTGTCGTAAACGTCACCTTGCCGCTCGCTTTATCGTAAGTAAAAGCCGTGATTCCCGTCCATGTCACGCCATCAGCCGCCAGCTTTTCGCACTTCACAACAGAGTCAATGTTCTGTGCGTCCAGCTGGTAAACCTTGTCTCCTTCGGTTCCTGCGTAGCTGTTCGTCCTTTGCGGCTGCAGCAGGTTGATCGGCTCATAATCCGTACCGCCGCCGTTAGGGGCCATTGCTATCGCCGTCGTCGGCACATATGCGGACGCTTCTACGCTTGCAACCGTAGTCCCGTCGTAGCTCAGGTAATGTTCCCCGTCCAGAATATACAGCTTTCCGTTCATCACAAAGCTTGTGCTCTTGTGGTTACGCATCCCGGTGTAGATTGCAGCTTCTTTTCCAAATTCGTAAAGCTTTGTCCCCGCATGGATTACCCGCTTCCCGGTTCCGTCCTGCATGATATACGGATGAATCCCAAATATCTCGCCGTCATAAGAAGCAAGCTGCATAAGGCCCGTGCGTTTTTGCGGAAACCCGGACATATTCGCGATCATGTTCGGCGCGTAGGGGCTTCGCGTCTCGTCCACCTCCGTGACCGCAGAGGTGAGGTCTACGCCTTTGAATTCCTTATATATTTTTGTATAGGTCTCAGGCTCCGCCACCGGCTTACTCGTATACATTCCCTATTTCCTCATATCCTGCCGCAAGAATCTGCTCGCGCTCATATTCGTATTTATTTTTATACTCCGTCGCGTATACGCGGTCGTCGTCAAAGCCAAGATACCCCGCGCCGCCAAGCGGCAGAAGGTTCCCGGTAAACTCCGGTTCATAGTCCACTTCCGTATCGAGGTCTATGGCCTGCGGCGTTGCCGTAAACGGCTCTTTCCCGCGCATCTTGCGCAGGACGTTGTTTTTCATAAAATTTTCCTGCAACAGCCGGTTTAAGGTGTCAAGCCAATATGGCTGGTAATCCGCCTTGTCGCTTTCCTCCCAAAACATCAGGCTGCCAACCTTATCATATATTTCCCGTGCAGTCATAGTCGCTCCTCCTCCCGTGCCCTCATTGCTTCGTTTCACGCTGCGCGCAAAACTTTGCCTGCCGATGTTATTCCGCCGGTGCTGTCTCATGCGTCGCTTTTCGTATAGCGGCAGTAGGCCGTTCCCGCTCAAACTTCGTTCCACTTGTTAGCCCTGCATACCTTTGCTTTACCAATCACGCCGCGCTTTCGCTTGCGTTCTTGGAAGCTCAGGCATTTCGGACGGCCCTTGCCCGGGCGCTGTACCCCGAACCACAGGTTCGGACAGCGCTCCGGCTTCTTCCGCCGTAATTTCCCTGTCCAGATAAAAATACCGTGTCTTTTCCGCCTGCTTCTTCCCTGCGGCTTTTTCCGTCGCCTTTGCGGGCTCCGTTTTCTTTTCCATGATAAAACCTCCATAAAAAGAGATCAGGGGAGCAAGCCGCTCCCCTTTCTCAAAGCCTTTTTTACTCGTTCACCGCCACAGACACGCCGCTTGGATATTCTCCCGCTTTCGTGCCATATGCCTTAAACGCCTGTCCCGACGTAAGCGCAACGCCCGCGCTGTAGTCCTGCGCCGTAGGCGAATACCGCGGATCGGTACCGTCCACTGTGTACCTGAACGAAACGCCGGATACCGCCGTAATCGTCGCTGTGTTCGAGGAAACCGCAACCACCGGCGCAGCCGTTACGCCCTTTACGCTCGTGTCCACGTCCACATAAATGCCGTCCGCCTTTGTGCCGAATACAAAGCAGTCATAGTACTGCCTTCCTTCAAGCAGGTTGCCGGATAATCCGGGCGGGTCCTGGTGGATTTTCGTGTCGTCAAGCTTCACCGGCGCGCAGCCGCTCTTTTTGTAGACGATCATAAAGTTCACGCCGCCGGGCCATCTTCCCTTCGGTACCTTCACCACGCGCATATTGTCGTATTCGCCAACCTGCCCCTTGGTCAGGGATTTCACCGCCAGCTTTTCCGCGCCGATAAACTCAGGCGAAAGGCGCAGGTGCTTGTACGTCGTAGCCGACACAAGCAGCGTCCTGTTTCCCTCAGGCACCTCCGCATCGTCAAGCGCCACCGTACCTGTGGAAATACGCTCCACCACGTTTGCCTTGCTGATCGCAGTCCCGTCGCCCACAATCGTCCCCGCAAGGTTTGCCAGGCGATCCAGCACATACCGGTCCATCAGCGGCACGCATTGCTCCTTGATCTGCAGGGCAAGCGCGCGGCCTGCGGACTTGATACCCTGCTGGTCTGCGTTGTTGCCCTTGTCAATCGTGATCGCAAAGCCCTTGTCCTGCGTCATCGTGAGCTCCTGCACGGTATCCTCCATTTCAACAGGCGTACCGTAACGGTTTGTACCCGTCCTCTGGTAATCGTTCATGGGTACCGTCTGCAGCGTGCTGATCTTCACGGTTTTCACCCCGGAAAAATCATAATCGTTTGCAAGCAGTCCCTTGATCACGCTTTCCTTCACAAAGGCTTCCTGTATTTTTTTGTCATATCTGTCATGTAAATAAATAGGCATAGCTTATTCCTCCTAAAGCTCCATATCAAACCCGGCTGTAAACGGATCAGGCTGTGCATTGCTGTTTCCCTTCACACTGCCGGGCGTTGTATTTTTGTTCTTTTCCTCCTGCCGCACCCTTTCAAGCTCGGCTTCCTTTTCCATGATTTCCTTCTCTTTTTGGCGGAGAAGGTATTCCCCATAGGCGATGGCCGGCGTTTTTCCGGTGCTCGAAATTTCGTCTATCACCTCTGGCGGCAGCTCCTTCACATCAGGATACAACCGGTCAAATTCCTCGATGTCCTGCTTCATCTTCGCTTCGAAGCTGTCCCGCTCCTGCCTCTCCTGCTCCTGCGTTTTTACGGCGGTTTCAAGCATTTCCGCCTTTACCTCCGCTTCCGCAAGCCTGCGCGCCGCTGCCGGATCGATACCCTGCTCGAGATACGCGGCCTCTCTGGTTTCGATTGCCGCGTTTTGCAGGTTCGCCTCTATGGACTGCAGGTATTCTTCCCGGTTCATTCCGTTTTGCCTTGCGAGCCGGCCCAACACCTGTATCTCGCGGGCATTTCGCAGTGCTTCGCGGTCCTCGCGTATCCGGTCGTAGTCGAGGCCCTTCTGCGCGTTTGCGATCAGTTCTTCGCGCGAAAGCTCCAGCTCCTGCCCGTTGTGCTTTACCACAAACCGCTCAGGCGCTTCTTCCTGCTTTTCCTCCGGGTTTTCACCTTCAGTCTCCCGCCCTGTTTCGCCCTCATCGTGCCTGCGCTCCATCCCGGCGTCCGGCGTTGATTCCTGCTGCTGGGATTCCGGCTCCTCCATAGCTTCTTCCTGTCCGGTTTCGCTTGCGTCTTCCACAGAAAACGCATCCTCAAATCCCTCTTCAAATCCTGTTTCCTGATTGGTTTCATCAGTCATTTTCATTTCCTCCTGTTTTTTATGAAAAAAGCAGCCCTCAGGAGCTGCCTGTTTCATCCTTCCCGGATGCTATGCTGATCTCATTCCACACCTCAGACTGTTTGCCGCGGTCCGGGCAGTTTGGATTCCTGCATTCAAGCGTCAGCACATTGTATACCCTTGTCTGCGTGTCCGGCGAGCTATCCCCGCGCACTACCACGCTGCTTCCTGTGACTCTTTTTTCAAGTCCGCAGCTCGCGCAAATATCATTGTCCATTTCTGCCTCCCATTGCTTCATAGGCCGCCAATACCTGGGCTTTGTCATCGTCCGTGACCTGCATTGCGTCGATCACTTCCAAGGCTTCTTCCTTGCCCATGCCCTGCATTCCCTGTACCACACTCATAATTTCCTCATCGCTCAATCCTCCTTCGGGCTGCATTTCAGGCTGCCCACTCTGCGGCTGCTGCATGCCGCCATCCGCCCCCGCCGGCAGCATACCCGCCTGCTCCTGCACCGCACCCTGCATCATCTCCTTGATCTTGCCAATAATCTCCTGCTTGTTTTTGATGTACCCATCCGGCATGCTTTCAAGGTAGGTAACCGCATCCGGCAATATCTTGCGATCCATCAGGTTGTCGAGCGTCTGCACCTGCGTCAGCTCGCTCCAATATGCCGCCTGTCCAATATCAATGTTCAGGTGCAGCGCAATGTCGTTCAAAACCGCATAATCAAAAAGCAACGGTTCCTTTTCGCCGTCGCTGTTCGTCAGGATGATGTTTCGCTTTCCATAATTTACCCGCATGATGTCGATAAATATCCGCACATAGCTCTCCACAAAATTGTAAAAATCCATGCGCTGGATATCGAGCGGCAAGCCCGCGGCTTTTTGCACGGCGATAATCGCTGAGGTATTGTCCGGGTTTACGTTGCCAAGCGCCGCGTCGGACGCTCCCATCATGTCCTTCGTGTATTTGATCACGCTGTCAATCAGGTTATTCACCTGCGCGCTCATATCAGGCGGGCGGTACGAGCTGAAAATAGAACCGTCCACCGGCCCCGCCACGCCCAGCGCCTCTCCCGGATTGCTGCTCCAATGGTCGATCACATTTTTGTTGAAAATCGGCTTTGGAAACGAGGTATTCTGCACCTGTATCATCGCCAGCGCGTACAGCTTGTTGACAAAGACCTGGTTCTGTATCTTCCCTGTGATCGGCGATACTCCATGATAGCTGTTCTTCACATCCTCCCAGCTCATCCATGCCAGCGGGTACAACCGGTATTCCGTATCCGTATCGCTTTTTATAACGACCTTCTCCGTGCTTTTTATCATGTGCACGGTGCCGTTTTCCTTCCAAAGCTTAAGCAGCACGGTCGTATATTCGTTTTCCGTATCCTTTTCCGCATTTACATACATAGACTCCGCATCCGGCGTCACCTCGTCCGGATCAACGCCGTTCTTTTCCGCCTCGTCCTTTACGTCCGCCGTCAGCCTGCGGGATGAAATCAGGATATACGGCTGCTTTTGCGGGTCTGCTTCAGACGGATTCCCAAAATATACGTTGGTATTGTCCACAAGGTCTACCTCGATCTGCCCCTTGTAGGAAAAGCCCGTTTCCGCGTCCGTGTCAAACCACACGTAAAAGCAGGCGTCGCCGTCCACCGCGCAGTTTCGAATCATCTTACGGTTTTTGAATTTTACGTTTGTACGCTCCATCACGCCGTCTATCTCCGTAGAGATAACGCGCGGCACAATCCCGGCAATTTCCTGCCCCGCCTCCCCGTCCATCACCTCGATATTGGCTGCAATGTCGTCAGAAATCAGCATGGCGATATAATAATTCACCACCGGCTTTAAAAAGTTAAATACAGGCTTTACAAGATCCGGCGCTTTCACGCCCTCCCACTGCCTGTCATTGTAAAAATTCTCGTTTTTGCGTACCTGCTCGTATAGCCCAAGCTGTTCCTTGTACGCCCGCCCGTTCTGGTACTCGCGCCAGACCGCAGCAGGCTCCTTATTAATTTTCATTGTCCACCTCCTGCTGCCTGTAACCCGGCACCTCATAATTCAGAATGTTTTCCAGTTGCCTGTCCATTACGCTCTTTTCTTTTTCCTGTCCGGCTGCGGCAGGCTTTTCCTCCGCCTCCTCCAGATACCGCTTTTTTACCGCAAGCCCAACCACCACGAGCACAAACGCCCCCGCGGCAACCAGCCCGCACAAAAACACCTCTAACATTCCTCATCCTCCATAGCTGAGCAGCGCTTCCATGTCCGCCTCATACCTGCTTTTTTCCTTTCCTGTTTCCACTGTGAACCTTTGCTGCGTGCGTATCTCATTTGCAATCATGTCCGAAAACAAAAGGTCGTCGTGCCTTCCTTCCATCGCATCCGGCCTGCCGTTATCGTCGTATACAAACGTAATCGCCTCCTGCAGCGTTTCGATATCCGCAAACAGCCCAATGCTGTTGTTGATCACATCGATTTCCTTATCAATGATCAGCGGCCTCGTATTCCCGTCCGTCTTCCAGCCAAAACGCTTCTGGTAGCCCTTGGAATAATCGTCATACCTGCGCCGGATATATTGCTTTGGATACCCAAGCCTTTGCAGCTCTTCAATCGGCGCAGTGTTAAAATTCATTTCAATACCAACCAGCGCGTCGTTATAATACCGCCCAAGGCAGTACAGCTGGTAGGTGAAGGGCCTTGATTCGTTTACCTGCATCCGCAGCGTTGCCACACGTTCGCCCGTCTGATTGTCGATCACCGTCGCAGTATAAAAGTCCTTTCCCTCTCCCTTGGTATCCGCGCCAATCACGTAAGGAACCCCCTCCTTCGGCGGTTTATAGATGCGGACTGCATCGCCGTTTCCAAGGCTCCAATCCGTGATATAATCCCTGCTGCTTTCATCGTTCCATGTGTACAGGAAGCAACCCTGCTGGTATGGCTTTACCGAATACAGCTCAGTAAGCTGTGCAATCCTCTGCATCACCACAGCATTGTCAAACACGGGGCGTCCGCTCATCAGGAACGCTTCCTCCGGGCAGGCGGGATATTCCTGCCGGAATGTATCTTCGTTTCCCCGGCAGTTGTTTTTGATACACCACCGCCGCCATGCAAGCTGCTCGGGCGATAGGTGGTAGGTTCCCCGCAGCTGCTTTTCATATTCCGTCAAGGGAAAGCCCGTATATGGCATCCGGTATTCTTCGTGTTCCCACCACGCACAAAACACCGGGATAAAGTCGTTTTCCCCGGCTGCCGCCGCATCCCATATATCTTTGAAATCGTCATAGCCGTTTGCAGTGCTTTCAATGATTACCATTGTATTCGGTTCGTTTGGCACCGCCTGCAAAAGACCTGTCAATATCTCGCCTTTCGCTCCCGGCCAGAACGCATACTCGGATAAGTGCAGGTTCTGGAACGTATCAGAGCGTCCAATACTTGTATTTCCCGCCGTCATACATTTAATCGAGCTTGCGCCGTCTGCAAAGTCAAAAATCAGCTCCTTCGCGTTCGACGCTTTCAGCTCCGGCTGCAATTCAGGATCAAGGTTTTCGTAGTACCGCTTCGACATTCGAAACAGGTTGTTTGTAGCCTGTACCTCATGCGCCACAATACCGCTCGTAATGTTCGCCTGCGTCACCGTGTCCTTGAAGATCACAGCCTCCGTCAAGGTCGAAAATCCCATTTGCCGTGCCTTCAGTATCACCGCGCGGATCGGTTTTCCTTCCTGATACTGCCGCGCAATCGCATCATATAGCTTCATCTGTGCGGGATTCAGCTTAAAATCAATGAGCTGTGCCTTTTTATCCCGTATTTTCAGGTATTCTTCTATGAATGCCCGGGTGTTAATCAAAACTTATCCCCCACGATCCGCTTCAGCTTCCCTTCCAGGGACATGTTATTATTCAGGTTAATACTATCCGCCGGCTTCTCGCCTATTGTATCCCGTATCATTTCAGCCGCATCGAGGTTTCCGTCTATTGCCTTACTTGCGATTGCCATTGCGATCGCTTCGTGCACCGTTATCTTGCCGCCAAATTTATCAGCGATTTTATCGGACTGTCCGCTGATCGTTCTGTCGATATCCATTTCCAGTACCGCCTCAAACACTTCGCGGAAGGTTCTCTTGCGGGCTTTTGCTGCTGCCGACGCTTTTCCGCCCTTTCGTCCCCTTTCCCGTGCTTCCCTCGTGCTTGGCGGCTTTAGGTTCGTACTATTTGCCATATCCTCACCACGCCATTCTTATATTCCAACCCACACACCTCGCCTATTTTGTATGTCAACCCGACTAATTGCCTTATCGGTTCTTTCTTTAAGCGCCGCCTTGCCTTGTCTGCCCTGCTGATCGCTATAGCTGCCGTTTCATCCCGGTAGTGCTCTGCGTTGTATTTGTTCATTGCTCCGTCCTTCTCTCCAGTGCAATATACAAGCCTATATGGTTAACTCTCTCGGCTTTTAACAAGCTCATATAATCTGTATATATCGTCTGCAATTTCATTTAGCCCCTTCTTTATTGACTGGATGAGATCGCAGGCCTCTTGCAGATTGTCCACTTTAATATTCACGTGAATATCTGAAACTTTATTTCTCATTTTATCCTCCAAAACAAAAACGCCACCCATAAGGATGACGTTTTCGCATAATTCTACACTACTATTATACCACGTTTTTTGAACGCACAGTGCCATCTTTATAACCCAAGTAAGTCCTTGATGTCGTTCATGAACTTATTTTTATACCTGTAAAACTGTCTTCTTGAAACATAAAGCTTCTTCTCAAACACTTCAAACGGGTATTCTCTCGGGTTCTCGCATGACAACCATATACATTGTCTCAATATTTCCTCTTGCTCTAATGTTTGCTGGATGTCTACGCCTATAAGGTGTCGCGCCTGGTCTATCGCTCTGATCACCCTTGTTCTATGCTCACCTTCAAGTCGTTCCAGCTTTTCCGCTGCCGACAGCGTTGGATTGCCGACATATCCACCCCGTGGCATTCCATCCGCCTGTTTTGTTGACGGATATAATATCCTACTTCGTTCAGCATCATACCAACTGCGATATTCGCCATATTTTTGGATATATATCAGTATTTGCGTTCGTGTTTTTCTGTCAATTTTGTATTTCGTCTGCACGTTCCTTCTCCTTTTGTGGTATAATATATTCACCATATAAATTAGAACACAGAGAGAACGGTTCCGCAGCACCGCGGGCTGTTCTTTTTGTTTTACTTCACTTCTTGATTAAGCCAGTCAATTATGCAATTTTCGCAGACAGTATACCTTGAACATATTCTCCCTTTTTTCTTGTGCTTATACGGGCATATAAGCCACGTTACTAATTCGGCTGGAGATTTTGTTATTCTGTCAAAATTCGTTTCCTTCTTCTTAATCGCATCCTGGTCGCGTATGTTATCTCTATTCATAGCCAATCCTTTCTTTACTTCTTGTTGCCTTCCTTTTTAACAAATCGT